GTTCTTTTGTAGGCCTTATTGACTGAAATTGCCTTTTCTTGCCTTTTATTACCCTTCATCTACCTGACCAACCTTGTTTATAGTTTCGGCCTCAGCTTGCATCTGCTCTTGTTCCGCAGCTTGTTGTTGCTGTTTAGCTCGACCTTCTCTAATGCCTTCGACCTCTTTATCCTTCCTGATGACCGATGGGTCAACATTATAGATGTCGATATTATGCTTTAGTAGAGCATCTCCGTCAATATTGTCCATAACCTCAGGCTGAAACTCTAGAATAACCCCAGTTGCTTGAATAGCTCTAACAATATTCTCAGATTGAGTTGTTAATTGTGCTTGAGCGATAGAGGAGACATATTTAATATCGAGTTTAGCATTCTCTATCTCAGAAGGAAGATCCTTAAAAAGCTCCTTACGCTCCATAATGCCATAAACCCTATCAATAATAGGTTTAAGGAGTTCTCGGGTTAATCTACCGAGTATCGGACCTAATAAACGGAATTGTTCATCCCTTCGCTGCATAACCTCAGTCGCTGTCATTCTATCGTTTTCCACCAAGTTGAGCTTATCGATAAAGAAAGCTGCTCGGATGGTTTGTTTAATCATTTCAATAAATTCTATGGAGATATTAACATTTCCACCAACAAATAGAGGTTCAACCTTATCCTTAAGCCCTTGTCTTTTATAGTTCCGGCCAAAAGGCTGTAGGTTTAAAGGAGTTAGAAACCCATTGTCAGGTATTTGAAGAGGTGGTGCTCCGGCCAACTGAGCTGACTGGATGGACACCTTCTTCATAGAATTGATCATTTTTATGTCGGAAAGGGACTTCATAGCAGGAGAACGACCATATTTTTCCTCATTAGTCTTTGACCAACGAGGTACAGCATACGGCCATTCCTCGAAACCAGACTCCCTTAACACCTTCTGGCCTTGCCTGAGAACATGAACCGACTTGAACTTCATTTTAGAAGTACCGATTTTCCCTAATCTATCCTTATCACCTCTTGGAGAAACCATATGTACAATCTCGAACTTCTGGTTTGGATCTGCACTCATTCCAGTTCTTTCATCCTCAGAAAGCATATCCTCACCATATTCTTGAATGATTTGGCGTAAGGAGTACTCGAATTTACGGATTACTGTGTCAATAACTCCCTTAGAGTTCTCATCAATCGCTACCGAATAAATTGGAGAGGAATGAAACCTTATAATCTCATCATCATCTTCTTCAATCCTTAGTACGGTAGTTCCGATTGAGCCAAGATCTGTATAAGTTTCAAGGATTTCAGTCTGGAAATTGGAGTTGTTTAGGGCACGGATCATTTTATTAGTTGTGTCATACAGCCAAGCGGAAACATTCTTATTGCGATCTAGCTCATTATCGCCAGTGGAAAGGTTGAACCAAATTTGAGAGGGGTTGGTCATCATGCCGTGAAGGAAAGCAGCGAGTTCATCATTAGCTCTAATTCCTTCAGAATCGAAAAGGCGGTTAGCTCTTTTCTCTCCTGGGGATGCTTGGCCGTAGACATTATCCTTACGCGGAACTACAAACTTAGCAACTTCGTCCCAGTGAGAGTCCCAGTTCTTTCTATCAGTCATTAAAACATCAAATAGTTTTAGGACTAACGCCCCTACTTCATCTTCCACGACTTACCTCGCTGTTAAAACAGATTGTTGGCGTAAACCAGTAACATTTCTATTTATATTATCCTCAAGTTCCTTTTTCTTCTTAGCTATGTCGGAAGTTCCTCCTCCACCAAGAGCTGAAATAGGCTCCTCTTCAGCACCTAGGCCTAGAGCACCTCCAACCTTAAATGCCCCTGAGGTAATGCCTTCAGTCCCGGCGGCACCAAGAGTCATTCCAAAGGCAGAAAGAGCAGAAGCACTTTCAAAGGTACCACCAACAATATCACCGAGAGTTTCTGAGCCAGTTACTCCGGCAGTTGCCTCTTGTGCTAATTTCCCGATATCGGAAGATGCCTCAGCAACTATTCCACCAAACTGTTCTCTAGTCTTTTTTAGAAATTTCTTTAAACCCATAATATCCCCCAGTACCATTAATAGTACCACACTGTCCTAGAATGATAAAATATCATAATCGGGTGCACCCGAAAGTTGAACCTCATCGTAATATTCTCTGCGGTCGCGACTCATCCCAGGACGATAATCTAACGCGAAGTACCTAAAACTGTCGGCCCCGTGGGAGGCCCAATTGTGTCTGGGTTTATCAGAATACACCTTCTCTCTAGCATCCCACTTCCTTTCGTAGGAAGCAAGTGCTCGGATACCTAGATCACAATTCTTCTTATCAAACCAACACTTAGGCAACATCAGGCGGACGGCATGAATATCTTCTGCCACATTTTTGGAGCGAGGAAGAACTCTAACATCCTTAAGGCCGTGAGATAACATAAACTCAACTCGGGTAGTGCCGGTGGACAACTCATGCTGGCTGGCGTCGTGAGGAACCACATGCTCCGAATATTGGTATTTACGATTTAGGATTTCATTAGGAATTATCCAATCTAACCCTTTACCATGAACCTCATAATAGTCAATGACATGAATCTCCCTACCAATTTCTTGAACAAACCAAATAGCAGTGGAATCATTAAAACCAAGGTCCCAATAGGTGGTTACGGTAGCGGAGGTATCGTAAGGTACTGAAGTTAATCTACCCTCCGTGCGAGCATCATCCATGTATTTTTGGTAATACTTACCTGAAGGAGCAGCATTGAAATCGCATAAGTACTCCTGATTATAAGCTTCCTCGGACATAGATTGTCGAATAAGGTTGAGTTCACCATCAGGGAGAATATTAGATTCATCTGCTCGGACAAGGCAGTGATACCACATATCCTCATTATTTATGGCAACATCATACAACCGCTTGAAAGCATTTTCACCTTTAGGAGTTCCAATAACTATTTCCCAACCCTCTCGATCTGAGAGGGTAGGTAGAAGAACCTTATCACGAACATCTGGATGCATATCGGCAAACTCATCTAGAACATAGCCATCTAGGTAGATTCCTCTCATAGCATCAAAGTTTTCAGCACCGAATAGGGAAATGGTACAAATGCCACGAGGATGAGGGAAAGTAGCTCTGAGTTTAGTCTCATTAAATTTGATCTGGGGAATATCCCTAAGGTACTCCTTAAAATAAAGCCAAGCAATGTTCTCAACCTGCGCTCTGGTTGGAGCAACAAAGGCAAAATGAGGGTTTCTTAGTGGCTTGCCAGTCTTAGGGTCCATTTTATTGAAATTGATAGCAGAGTGGTTTATATGGCCTACGGAGAATACCGACTTACCACCCCTTCGATGAAAAACTAATATGGAGTGTCGAATCTTCTCCTTAAGTATCCTTAGATGAGTTTCCAACTGCCAAGTTCTAGGAACATAACCAGTTGAAATACTTCTAACCTTACTCAAAGTCCTCAACCTTTTTCTTAACTTTCTTCTTGGCCTTTTTCTTTTTAATTACCTTTTCACTAATTGGTAATACCTCTTTGATAGGAATTTCTTTTGGGATAACTAATGGAATAAATTGACCATCTGAATTTCTTATTCGTTTTTTCATAATCACCTCTTGAAACTATAATAGAGCAGGAGTAATCTAATATCAACCTAGGAGCACCACTCCTAAATACTATCAAATAAAGTTTAATCTGTTTTTTGCTACTAAACTAAATATATTGATTTAGAATTTTTAGAGGGGTTGCGGCCGAAAAAAAATTCGAGTTGGTAGCAAAAAACAGATTGAAAAACAGAACCCATTTCCCTATCACTAAAAGGAAAGTTAACTTTTCGGTGCGTCAATCGTCTAGGATCCTTTGTACAACCTCGTTTCAAGCTACTAAACTACTAAAAAAAACCTGAAATGTGCGATTACTGTGTGCGTTACTGTTTTAAAAGAATATGTGTTAATAGCACATATTAAATTTTATTTTTTGGTTTGTCAACAAAAAAGTAACTTCGTATATTTTTCTAACGCACTGTTACTAATAGTACTAAGGTCATCCTATATACGCGGTGGGTCTGTAATTAAGGGTTTTGTAATTTTTGTGATCGTGTAACGTTGTTACACAATATCAGGGTTTTTCTTAAAAGTCAAATTTTACACTTTTTTAACCAAAATTGTACTTTTAGTGTACAGTATTTAGACTGTACTGTATGGGCCCCACAATATTTATACTGTCGTTTGATTTTTAATGCCTAGGGGTCATACTTCAATGTTTGGTTTCCACTCTACCAAAGTATCTATACTTTGGTTTTTAATCCGTATGGGTCCTAGTGCTACGCGTTAAAGGCTGTAATTTGGTTTTTAATCCGTATGGGTCCCTTTCCATTAATTTCAGAAAGAATTGGGGGAGTACCCCCTTCCCCCCAAGGTACACAAGATCTCTTTATCGCACTCATCCTTCGTGCTCCCTTAAGAACAATACGAACAAGGTAGGTCGCTTCACTCCCTATCACTGTACACATGCCCACGTGATTACAGCTACTTAGCTGATACTACAGCTTAGCACCAATGTGGTTGATTGATGCGGTGTTGTAGATAATACTAGGTGAATAGCAGTGCATTAGGATGAGTGAGATATGGAATATACGCACCTATTATAACACTACTCAACATGGAATATACGCACCTACTCAACCTCTCAATGCCCCATGAACACTACATCTCTAAATACCGACACGGAATATACGCATCTAATAATTAGATGTGCATATCCAGACCCATCTAATAATGATATGATTAAATATAATTTAACTCATTAGGTAAACTTTACAATGCCTATTGACCCCTCAAACCGCCCATCATAAAACTCACTTATGGAATAGAAAAACACTTCATTTGGTTGAGTGACGAAGAACTAGAAATCACCATATATTTAGATGAAAATGAGTTCAATAAAAAGATTTATCAGATAAGTAAATATTACTCGCTCGACCCGATTCAACTTGATCTTATTACTCAATGTGTTAATCTAGACCCACTGGAATAATCCAGATACTAACAAAGGCAAAAACAATGAAAAATCTATTAATCGCTACTTTCCTATTGACTTCAATCTCTGCTTTCGCAGGTCCTAAAGATATTGAGTGTTCAAATCTTAAAGGTTTCCTTAGGCCCACTAATGCTTTAGCTATCAAAGTTACTAAAAACTTTGGCGTTAAAACTTGTGATCGTTCTGAAGCTTTTAAAAATGCTGTTAAGGCAAAAGGCCTTAAGATCATTGTAGTCAATGCTACTAAGGCCCAAATTGCTGAATTTGGTCAATCTAAAACCTTAGCTAAGAGAAGTTTAGGTCTTTAATTAGGCCTTTATTTCAGACCTATTAGGCCTGGAGATTTATTTCTCCAGGCCTTTGTAACTACTAGTTTATATCTTTGACCTTATACTGACTTATAACTTAAAAAAGGCAAAACATGAAAATACTACTTATTGATTCTATTTACACTTTATTCTTAATTATCTCATTTACCATTATCTTATCAATTTGTTCAACTCTGCAGGCCTCCCCTTACTCCAATATCGTTCAAGACGATATTG